ATATAGTACCAAGGTCATTACGTAGTGATGTTATACACGAAAACCAACAAGGTACTGACATTAGAACTCAAGTAATTGCTGATTTTATTAATAGTAAGAATTGGTTGACTTACAATGAATAAGTATGAAACTTAAATCAATGGGCTGCTTCATCGTAGTAACTAACCTAATAATCCTAGGAATAATATATGTCATATAAATACGCAGTAATGTACCAAGAGTTCAGCGACTTCTTAGGAAGTGGTGCTGAATATGTAGATAAAAAGGTTATACTAAAAGGCTTAACTGAATCTGAAATAAGTCAATTCACAGGTGAGGTTAACAGGGTTGACCAGTTAGGGTTTAATCCTACCGATGACCCTGAATTAGCAGGCCTATCTACAGCACAACTTAGTGGTATTATTAATCAACTAGTTAATCAACCACCTAATGATAAAATGGCAATATTAAGTAAAGAGCAAGGTAAGTGGTTATATGCTAACCATGTAGATTTTAAACCCGTAGAAGTAGGAGTATAAAATGATTTTAATAAATAATGAAGAAATAACAGTTTCGTCTGGTGAGTATCAATATACTTGTAATATAGGTGTTGGTAGTGCTAAGTTGCAAGTGTCAGTAGATGGGAGAGCTTTTATGGACATTCCTGATTCATCGGTTACTAGTAATTCTGTATTTGTTATTCCTAGAATTTGTAATTGTAAAGTAAAAGCAATAATAACTGGTGATGCGGAAGTTTCACTGAATAGAATTTGGTAATCAGATAAAATTAAGGTTTCGTTATGAGTAAAGTAAAAACACCAGTGACAGGTGTTCAAACTCGAAAACAAACAATGTCATTAACACGTGGTAAAGGTGAGTTTAGACCTGATACTGTTGATTTAGAGAAGCGTACAATTGATGTTGTACTGACTTCAGGACAAAGTGGTAAACGTTACGATTGGTATAACGAACTTGAATACCTTGAAGAATTAGAAGTAACACCTGAAGCTATTCGTACTGATAGGTTGGATAAAGGTTTATCTGTAATTGATAACCACGATACTTATAAAGGTATTGACGGTGTGTTTGGTGTTACTGAAGATTATCGCTTTGAGAACGGATTATTGATTGCAACAGTTCGTTTTGCAATCGATGATGAAAGTGATGTTAAATTTAAGAAAATAGCTGACGGTATATTGAGACATGTCTCAGTTGGTTATAAAGTCCACAAGTATTTGAAATCACGTGGAGAACAGGATAAGCTTGATACTTATCGTGCGACAGATTGGGAAATTACTGAATTGTCGTTCGTGGTTACAAGTTTTGAAACCGAGAACGGCACACGTAGTGCAAAAAGTAAAACTGAACCGACTTATGAAGTCGAAATTGTTGAGGAAAAACAAATGAATAAAGAGCAACTAGCTCGACTTGCCTTATTGCAAGGTTTAAAAAGTCGTTCAAATGAAGAAAACGCTGAAATGACAACATTGTTGGCATTACAATCACGTAGTGAACATACACCACCTGCTGTTGCGGTTGTAACTGAACCTGTGCGTAGTGAACCTACACCACCTGCTGTTGCGGTTGTTGCACAAGTTGACACTACTGCTTTACGTACAGAAGAACGTGGTGCATTAGCTCCAATGTTAGCTGCTGCTAATTCCGCAGGGTTAACGGTTGAGTTTGCTACTCGTTCATTCTCTGAAGGTAAATCTTTAGATGAATTTAGAGCATTGGTAATTGATGAACTTGGTAAAGATTCTTCTGCCAACATTATTAATACACCAATTCCTAAAGCAGATGAACGTTCTGACCAACGTGAAAATGCACGTTCAGATGTTGAAAATTCTTTACTTTCACGTTGTGGCGCTGAAGTTGAAATGACAGATGGTGTTCGTGACTATCGTGGTTTATCTTTAATTGAAACTGCTCGTCAATTTATGGAAGATTCAGGTGCTTCAATGCGTGGTATGTCACCTACTAAAATTGCACAACGTGCTTTTAATAGTACAAGTGATTTCCCTTTAATTCTTGAAAACGTAATGAATAAGAATTTGTTAGGTGCTTATGCTGAAATGCCACAAACATTTCTTGGTTTAGGTGCTAAAACAGAACTTAGTGATTTCCGTGAAAAACACATGTATCGTTTAGGTGATTCACCTGATTTAGTACCACTTGGTGAAGGTGGTGAATATAAGTCTGGTACAATGACTGAAACGAAAGAATCTTATCGTTTACATACTTTTGCTCGTAAGATTGCTTTTACTCGTCAAATGCTTATTAACGATGATATGAGTGCTTTAGATAAAGTACCTACAATGTTTGGTCGCGCAGGTTCTAAGTTAGAGTCTGATATTGTATGGGGTTTATTATTGAATTGGGATTTCCTTAAAAATAAAGCTGCAAATATTACAATGGCAGATGGTAAAGCATTATTTCATGCAGACCATAAAAACTTACTTACTGGGGCAGGTTCAGCATTAACTAAAGCAGGTTTAACCGCTTTACGTAAGAATGGTCGTAAGCAAACTAATCTTGATGGTAACGCGCTTAACATGGTTTATAACACGTTAGTTATGCCAAGTGATTTAGAGACTGAAGCTGAAGAATTATTGTTTAATAATTATGTTGCTAATGTTTCAAGTGAAAGTTCAAGTTTCCGTAATAAATTTGAAGTTAGAATTGAAGAACGTTTAGCTGCTATTCCTACATTTGGTTTAACAGGTTGGTACGCATTTAGTAACTTCATTGAAACTTTTGAATATGCTACTTTGGCAGGTGAACCAGATATGACTACTGAAATTGTTAATTCAATGGATGCTGACGGTCTAACTGTTAAAGTTCGTAAAGACTTTGGTGCAGGTCTTGTTGATCATCGTGGAATGGCTCTTAGTAAAGGTTTATAATCCTTAATACTTTGAATCTTAATTTATAAGGGTGTCATCAGTGACCACCCTTTGTTGGAGAAAGAAATGAAAACATTTATTCAAAAAGGTGATGTGATCACTTGTGTATCTGCTGCATTAGCTGTTTCAGGTATGGTTACTTTGATTGGTTCATTACCAGTTGTTCCTGTAACTAGTGCTGAAATCGGTGATGAATTTGAAGGTGTTACAACGGGTGTATTTGAATTCCCTAAAACAGCAGCAAACGTTGTTACTGTTGGTGCTAAGATTTACCTTAGAGCAGATGGTACGGCTGTTACTACAACGTCTACTGCTAACTTTTTAATTGGTGTAGCTACAAAAGCACAGATTAATGGTGATACAACTGCTCAAGTACGCCTTAACGGTGTGGCAACGGCTGTTACTTAATGTCCATTAAAGACATTTTAATTTCTGCCTCTGGTATTGTTAATTCAGTACTAGGGGTAGAATGCTCTTATACCCATAGTGATGGTGGTACTACTGATGGTATCAATATTACGATTGACCGAAATAAAATGGTCAAAGATGACATGGGAATGATTGCAGGTTATCGTGTGGAAGCTTCCATATTAAAGTCTGATGTACCTAAAATTTACAATAATGAATCATTCACAGATGACGAAGGTGTTACATTTAAAATCACACAAGTCACAAAAGAAACAAAAACAAAATGGTATGTTGATATAGTTGAGGTTTAAAATGGCTGTTCATAAGATTAAAAACCTTGATAAATTAGCTGATAAATTTCGCGGAAAAGCAGGAAGTATTGAACGAGCAGCAGCCGATACGATTAATAAATCCGCAACATTCGCTATAAAAGAATCCATTGAAGCTATAACTCAAGAAGTCACCCTTTCAAAATCTTACGTTAAAAGTCACATCAAAACTGTTGCAAGAGCAAAGCACGACAATTTAAGAGCTATTATTGCCGCAAATGAGCGTGGTACACTACTTTCTAGGTTTCGCAATACACAAACGTCTACAGGCTTCAGTGTAGCCGTTAATCGTACAGGTGGTTTTCGTAACATAAGAAATGCTAGGCTTATGACATTAAGGGGTTCTGGTGGTAGAGTAATCGGGCTTCGTAATATGGACTTCGTAAAATTCTTGGCTGCTTCTGGTGGTAAAGGTAAATCAACACCTGCAAAAGCTAGGAAATATAGAACCGCATTAAGTAAAGCATTAAGTAAACCGTATGGTATGACACCATTACATTCAAGGTCGATAAACCAATTATTCACATCGGTTCGTGAAGATATTCAACCTGAATTAGGTCGGTTTATGCGTGAAACTTTTATTGCTGATTTTAGAAGGTATAACAGATGACAATCGTAGATGAAATTTTTGAAGATGATATTATTGCAAAACTAGAAACTATAGTTGGTGTTTCAGTCCTTGACGGTTTTCTTGTCCATTACGCTAAAGATTTACTAACTGGTGAAAATGGGTTATCGTTCCCTTGTGTGGCTGCTCAACTTGACAATGAGACTGTTGATTTGAAACAAGGTAACACAGAAGGTGTAATGACTCGTATTGTTAAATTAATAGGAGCAGTTAGTGCTTCGGATAAAGTTTTAGTAAATCGAAAATTAAATGATTTGGTTTTTAAAGTTAGACAGTCTTTGTGTATTGATAAATATAATGCTACAGAAAAAAGAAATACAAAGTCAAAGTCTATTGATGTTGGTGGTGTTATTTTTACACTACCAGAAGTTAGTGACCAATATGCTTACTTTGAAATGACAATAACCCTAAAATATGTGGAAAAATGGAAATGATTAAACTTACCCCAATAGATGACAATGTTATCCTAAAAAGAATTGATGTAGAAAATAAAATTGGTAGTATTATTGTGTCAGGATCAGCAATGGAGAAATCCACGTTAGCTGAAGTTTTAATACCTGCTAGTGAGTCTTATTATCGTAATGGTGAATTAAGATCACAACCTAGATTTAAAGCAGGTCAAAAAGTACGTATACCAATAGGTAACATCGGCACAGGTGTACCAGAAGCACCAGAAGGTGAAGAATGGATTTGTGTACCAGAAGATTCTATTTATTACATAATTGAGGATGTTTAACATGGTTGATAAAAAAGTAAAAGTAAAGTTGTCTACACCTACAACAATTGCAGGTGTAGATTTTAAAAAAGGTGAAACTGTCACCGTAACCGAAATCAAAGCGAATATATTGCGCGAACATGGTTTCATTGAAGGAGTGAAGAATAATGAGTAATGAAACACGTAACCGTTCATTTATAGGTGGCGGTAAGATTTATTTCAAAGAAGTAGGTGCTGCGGCAGCTATGTTAGAAGTTGGTAACGCTGATAATTTTACTTTTGCAATTGCTGAAGATAAAAAAACTCAACGTAACTTTACACAGAAAGGTGGTGGTAATATCGCTTCTTCTTCTGCAATCACAGATGT